TTGTCTTTCAAGTTTCTGTACCTTGTCTTCGTGTACTGCTTGAATAGTTGAGAGTTCAAAAGTTCTAGACAGACTCCAGCCGGCTAACGCCAACAAGATTCCTACCAACATTGTCATTAATTTTTCAATCATTTCTTTTTCCTCTTCTTCTTTTCACCATCACCGGGGATAGAATTCCACAATTGTTCATCGAGGGCTTGCTCCATTTGCGAAATTTTTTCTTTAACAAGGACCATATCTTGCGACAGGGAGAAGGTACGGCTGAGCGTCCATCCTCCGAGGGCAATGAGTATAGCCAACAGTGTAGTAATAATTTTATCATTCATATTTACATTCATTTTCAAAAGACATGTCTAGGCCATGATCTTTTATTTTTTTATAAGTTCTTTTGTCATTACATTTACAATTATCGCAAGCACACAAATCCCCATCATAATGGTGACCGTGCAACTCTTCTGAGCAGTGACAATCGCAGTGACATTTTGAACACTTACTCATTTTTTTTGCCAATCAAAAAGCCAACTAATAAATTTATTCCATAACTTTTTAATCATTTTTTTCCTCCATGTCATAGAAGAACTTATCGGAATCTTCTGTTTTCCATTTCATGTCGTCTTCAACATTCCAATCACTAGTCTGTACTTTCCAATCAAACGGAACCTCATCTTTAACTGTAAAAGAAGGAATGCTCCATATAATTCGATTGTTAGGTTGAGCAGCATAATTGCCATTTTCCAATGCCAATACATGAGCGCACTTATGTTCGTGCGGTATTTCAGAATGATCTGTATCTACTATATTACTCTCTGGATGGGCCCAGTCAACAGTAAAAAGATAAGCCCCTTTGTGCCATTTTTTATCTTTACCAATATATTTGCAAGATTGCCCATCTAAAAAATCATAAGAAGTAATAGCAGGATAATAACTAAAACAATTCCAGAGCTCAAGTTCATCAAGTCTTTGATGTGGAACAGTTTTCGGTTCATAACCACGTTGAATAAAGGCCGAAATAGGTAATCGATAGAAGACAGCACCATTTTCCATAATACAATGAAAGAGGATAGGACGTCCTGTAATAGACGCAATACCGAAGATAATGCAGTCTTCAACTTCGCCATGATGCTTTTTAAGGTCATAGAGATACTCCCTCCTGATCTGTGCGTACGTCACAGGTATGTTTGCATTCAGATAGGCCATGACTCATTATAATATAATAGCGCCGATAACAAACCCAATGATAAAGCCTACAATGTATTCTCTATAGTGTAGAGAAACTACATCCCACTTTACTTTTATTTGATTCAAAATTTGTTTCATTTTTCCTCCTCTTTTACATTACCCCAATTAGGTCCAAATTCATAGTCTACTTTATTAGGAACTTCAAGAGAAACTGCATGTTCCATTATCTCTTTTATTTTCCCTGCATTGTCTTTAACAGATATATCTAGTTCATCATGAACTTGGATATGTGGAATAATTCCTTCTTTATATAATTCAATCATTGCTTTCTTTGTCATATCAGCTGCGGATCCTTGTATTAATCTATTCAAAGCTTTGTATGTGTAAGCTCGTTTAATCCCTGGTCCGTGTTCCAAGAGCGCTGCATCATGAGGCAATGCCTTATGTATACCGAACTGATTTGGTTCCCACAAATGAAATCTACATAAGCGTCCAAGTAAAGTTCTAATCTTACCAGAGTCTTGAGCTCTACGCATTACGTTGTCCATAAGTCTTTTTACAAATGGAACTCTATGATGATATTGAGCAAATAATTCTCCCGCTTTATCTTTTGATATACCTAGTTCAGCTTGTAATTTATTTTTACCCATCCCGTAGAACAGGCCAAGGTTTATAGTCTTAGCCTGTTCACGAGGTATCTTTGCCATGTCTGCCACGATAGTATGAAAGTCGGCATCTCCTATTTTATAGGCTTCCAATACTTCGTCCACACCGTAAAGATTCTGTAAAGCTGCATAATGCACTACCAACCTAGGCTCTTGTTGAGAATAGTCAAATACACCCCATCTATGGCCCTCCTCGGGTATAAATAATGACCTAATCCGTGGTCCAAGTTCCTTATTTCTAGCTGGAATTTGCTGTAAATTTGGATTCGCGTAACTAAATCTTCCAGTTACTGTTCCTCCATTATCTCCTCTTAATTGGTTTATTTCAGCATGAATTCTTCCTTTATGATTATGCTTTATTATGGTATCAATAAAAGTGGTATGCGCCTTGTTTATTTCACGAGCGCGGGCTATTCTTTTCACCAGTGGGTGGGGGTGATTTTGAAGAAAGTTTTTTGTAAATGATGGAGAATTTGTTTTTTCGGTTGAGTCATAGGGTAGGTTTAGTTTTTGAAAAACTTGTGCAATGGATCGAGCTGCCCATATTTGCGTGTCTACTCCAGTTTCTTTTTTTACTACTTGTAAGCATTCTTTTTCTTCTTCAACTAACTCTTGCTTTAATTTGTGAGCGGCTTCAACGTCTACACGAACTCCTAAAAATCGCATATCGACGAGGCAAGGAAAGAGTTCTGTCTCTAAATCAAAAATGGAATTAATATCTTGAAAGTTAATTTCTTTCTTAAGTTCTTGCCAAAGTTCTAAAGTTATCTCGGCATCTTTTTCTGCATATTCACCAACATAAATGGCAGGTAGTTTATACATTTCTGCCTTGGGGTCAACCCCCCAACTTTTTGCTGCTTCATATAAATGTGTTTCACTTTTTCCTTTTCCAGTGTATCTTTTAGAACAGTTGTTTAAGTCGTAACGCATTTGATTTTCATCAACAACGGCCGATGCAATCATCGTGTCAACTATTTTACCGTTAATACTTAAACCGAGCGCTCGTATCCAACAAACGTCATACATGGCGTTATGAAATATTTTTATAGCGTCAGTGTTAAGTACTCCTTGAAACCATTTTAAAACTTTTTTCTTATCCATATTACCACCACCTTCATGTGCAATAGGATAATAACCTGACCAATTATGTACAGCTACTGCTACACCAGTAATACATCCATTACCTGTAATAGATCCTGATCCCATTTTAATTAAGTCTGGGTCTTTTGTTTCTAAGTCAATTGCTATTTCATCATAATTAGATAAGTCTGGAAACTCATCTGGTGGTGTCCACTCTACTTGTGGTGCAAATAATGGTCGTTGTATCATTTAACAATACCCCACGAATTCTTTTTCTCTTTTATTTCTTCTTTCACTTCTACAGGATAGTCTCTATCGATAGCCATGTCAATATAATGTTTTGCTTTTAATAAATCTTCTTTCTGATTTTTCTGTTTGTGGCGACATAAATATTTAATTGCATTTCCTTCGGCGAACGGAATATTATTTCTATTAATAAATTCTGAAGGCTGAATAACCATACTTCGATAGTGATTTCCTCCTACCTGCTTTTTATATATTTCATCACTCATATATTTTCCAGGGGATAGGCTTTTTCATAATCTTTTGGTCTTATAATATGTAAATTTTCTTTTGTTCTAGTTGCACCTACATAAAACAATCTAGTTTCATCATCAGGATTTTTTCTATATGCTTTATTAGTATTATTAGTAAGATCTGTTAATAAAACTACATTCGGTCTTTCTCCACCTTTAACACTATGAATTGTAGATAAATGAATTCTTGGATCTCCTTTTAGATTCTCACCATTTCTACGCATACTTCTAATATAATTTTTTCTTCTAAAATTTAAATCATCAAATGCTTCATGCCAAACAAGATCAGTTTTTAATCCATATTCTTTTAATTGAGATAAATTATAATAACTTTCTTTAGCCATCCCTTTAAGTTTTAATTTGTTTGCATGTTGAGTGGTCATATAACTATATATTCTTTCTATCTGTTTATAATTTAATGGAGTTCCTTTTCTTCCAGATTCCCAATCAGCTGCAGCTTCAGCTGCATCTTTTTCTGGCATTTTTTTAAATCTATTTTCAAAATACCATCCTCGTTCTTTTATTTCATCTTCTATGTCCTCCAACATATGGCGCGTTCTAGAAAGAATATACCATTTACCGGAAGACATATCTAAATCTTTTATATCATCATGAAATTTTAAAGAACCTTGATGATCCCTGGGAGCCCATTCTTTATATCTTCTATTGGAAACTCTTTTAATAATACCTAATGCAAAATCATGTATGGCTCTTGGTATTCTTCGTGATCGAGTTAAATTTAATAATTTTCCACTTTGTGCAATAAAAGAATCTACATCTGCACCGGCCCATCTAAATATAGCCTGATCATCATCCCCTGCAATAAACGAATCTTCTGTATTATTCCAAATAGTTTTAGCCATATCCCATTGCATAAGAGATAAATCTTGGGCTTCATCAATGAATACTACATCAAATTTTGGACATTTATCAGACTTAGTGAATTCTATAATCATGTCATTATAATCTTTAAGAACATTTTCCTTTTTATATCTTTCGAGCTCATGAGCTAAATGAACTAAGGTTTTATATTCTACCTCAGTATTATGCTCTCCTAGTTTTAATTGTTGTTCTAAGCTTATGTTTCTAAGTTTAGCTAAATGAATCAATCTTAAGTAATCACTTTTGGTAGTAAATATACCCGTCTCTTCTTCATCATATTCATTATAATCTAAAAATATATTAAGTTTTTTACCAAGATCTTCGTAATGTCGTTTCTGCATTACTTGATCTTTATTATAGCCAAGTTTTCTAAATGCTAATGAGTGTAAAGTTCTAAAGTAAGGAAGATCATCTTCTGTATAATTAAACTTCTCCATAGCTCTTCCTTTAGCTTCGTTGGCAGCTTTCTTGGTAAAAGCAAAATACCCTATCTTATCAGGGTCTGTATGCTTTAAATATTCTTGTACCTTATTTAAAAGAGTCCAAGTCTTTCCTGTTCCTGGTGGTCCTAATACAATCGTTTTCATCTTTTTATTCTTTTACTATTTTCCGATGGAGTAACCCATTCTAAATTTTCTGGTAAATAATTAAAATGGTTTCCATCTAAATGATCTACAATAGTTTTTTGTTCAGGGTTGTCATTT